GAGTTAATCTTTCGTTCAACATCTGGTGTACTAATTTTACTTAACTGGTTTCCTTTCCACTGATAAACACCATTCTCACCAATGTTTGAAGAACCTAACCAAAACACATAATCACCAACAAATGAAAGACTGTGTGGTGCTTTGATACCAATACTATTAGCACAGTTCGTTGGTGATACGAATGGAGCATCTACATCACTGTTATATGTGAAAATCTGTGTACTCTTTGGACCGAATGTGTACAACAATGTATTGTTAGAACACAATGCTGTGATATTATCAGGAGACCATTCAGCATAAGTGACGAAACCATAATCTTTATATCCCGTTTCACCAGGTCTTGTGGAGTTTATCATAAAAATATCGTAGTCCACTTGATTTACATTGTTTGTTTCTGTTCTTTCAAATGGATACTGATATGTTATATAAAATCCGTCTGTGTCTTTATCGTTTACAATCAAATAGTTGTAGCAATAAGCACAGTGTGTTGGTTGAATACGAATTGTTGGTTTGTTTTTGTTTTCTTGACGAATACGATATGGTAAAGCAATAGTGCGAATGTCAGCTAACATACCAGCATCATCTAATTCTGTATTAACAGCCCATAGGTTTGAACCATCCACAACAATCAAATGTGGATTTGATGAACCTTCACCACCTGTTTCACACATACCAACTTCATCAGGTGTGTTTGTCAAATCGTTTGTTAATTCTGTTGCTTGGTAATCACCATCAACATTACGAATTACATACAAACTATGACCAAATACTGCGAAAAGAACTGGGTTTCCATTCATGTCTCGGCTTGCTTGGAACAAACCACGGCATTTTCCACCCAATTCTAACAAACTCGTAGAACCAACAATAGAACGCAAGATAGATGTAGAACTAGCACCTTGACCTGTTGTTTCTACGAACAAATTTATACTGTCGGAAAGATTTGAAATGCGAACATCGCTCACATTCCATCCACCAACAACATTTTCTACTAAACTAACCTGTGGCATTTGCTAATTCCCTTACATCAAGCCTAAAAATCTTCCATTCACGAAATCACCATAAGTAAAACTATTGCGTCTTACTGGGCGACCAATGAACTTATTAACTGAACTACTGCGTCTTACATTCTGTTCTAACTCTGTTAATCGTTCTTTTAACAATGCTACAGTACCATCACTCAATCGTGGATAGTTTGTTGCTAAATCATAAACCAATCCAGCAGTAAACAATGCTATAAATTGTCCAGGAATGTTTAATGGTTTGTCCAAGGTGAAATCAAAGAACTCATTGTAAATTAGTTTGAATGTAAAATCTTGATAGTTTGTTGGTAAATAAACTTCAATTAGTGTTTCGCTCACTGGTTTATATGAGAAAACCTGTGAGTTTGGTGTGAAGTTATAGAAATCTTCAAATGCTACGAAGTTTAATTCATCCCAATATGCTGTGCCATCGTATCTAAAGAAACAACGAACAACTTCTTGTAAATTCTCCACTTCAAAATCAGGGAATGAATCAAACCAACTCTTTGCTTCTACATCCGAAACAGGAATATATGCTTTAGCATCAGGTCCTTGATTCTCTACACGATAACCTTTCTTTGTTTCTTTAACAAACCATAAACTATGTGTAGTTTGTTCGTTAGAGTCTGGTAAATCGTTTTCGTGTGGAACTACTGTGACCAAACCATCATAATCATCGTTCAATTCAAACTCACCAATAGTAATCATTTGCTTTGTTGGCTTGAAATCAAACTCTTTTCGTGTAAATGAAAGATAGTTTGTATTAGAATACTGTGCCAATCTCTTTTTCAAAAGAAGAAATGCGGTTTCAAATATACTTGCTGGAATAGGCTGATTTCTGTTTTTCAAACCTGTTTCATCGCATGCGTTTGTAATTATATCACGAACTGTGGTTCTCATGTTTATCTCCTTTTCAAATACTCATTATAGTATTTGCCTAAAGATTGACTCGTCATCCAACGAGCAAGTTGTGGTTCTGTCATACCATACTGATAACCATTGTTGCCTAAACGAACAAATGCTATGTCGGTGTGAGCAGGTTTTCTAATTTGTCTAATAAATGTACTTTGTGCGTACTGTGGTGTGTTCATACCTGGCATAAATGAATGAGCTGGTGTGAACTCCACATCTTCATTTTCAAATGCTTCTATCGCAACAGGGTTAGTTTGTGCTAACCCAGCCGCAAGCAAGTAATCATCATAACCATTATATCGCATTATTACTGACCCTTGATTTCTCTATCAATCTGTTGGTTATTTTGTTTGATTGATTCATTAACAAGTTTCATCTTTTCTTTCTCCAAACCAAGTATTTCTTTTTCATATTTGGCTTGTTCTCCAGCAACTTTGTATTGATTTTCAGCTTGTTTAGCTTGTATGTCTAATGCTTGGGACTGTTGTTCTTGTCCGAGCTTAGCCCATTCTAAGTTCATCTTATCTTCGTGTTCACGCAAATCTAACAAATGCTGTTCTTTTTGGTTTATCAACTGCAACTGTAATTCTTGAATGGTCTTTTTCAATTCACCATTTTCAACGATTTGTGCTTCCAATTCGTTCTGTGTTTCAGTCATAACCATATTCATCTTGTTCATAATGTTAACTGCTCTTGGGTCTTCGTCTTCAGTACTATCACTAATCCAGTTGATTTCAGGAGAGTTAGCAACAATGTCGGCAACCAAACCATCTTTAACATCGGCATCCAATGTTTCCATATAGTGCTTGGCAACAATCTTCTTTGTCACATCATCAACCATATTTGAAACAGCCAATAATTCTTGTCTGCGTTTCATTAGTTTTGTTATGACTTGTGGCCCGTTTATCAATTTGAATTCTGGTAATTTTTCAATGTTATTTTCATAACAAAGTAATTGAATGATATTTCTACTGAATGAGAAAATGGTTTGGTAAGCATTTTCGTACAAAATACCAACATTGGATTCACTATTTGCTTGTTGTGTTAAAATCTCGGCAGCAGTCTGTTCTTTCATCATTGGGTTCAAGCCCATAGAAGGAATACCAATAGTGGAAGCCATTAAATCATTACAGCTTTGAATGGTAGCCATCAAATCTTGTGTCTGATACTGTTCTACCATTGGAATTGGTTGTCTGTCACCATCTACATTGTACAAAGCAACCATAGATTCTTTTGTGTGTAATTTCTTATAGTATTCGTCAAGACCATCAATCATACCAGGTGTCATTAAGAAACTTGCTTTTGGTGTTCTGTTGGCTCTTTCCAACAATGTAGAATAGCCAAGGTTCAAACCAAACTGAAGGTCTTTAGTCATATCCACAATGCCGTTGTAGTCAATCTTGTTATTAACAACGATTTCATTGAAACATACACGATAAATAGGGATTCGGTCGATGTTAATGTTTACTTTGTTTACAATCTTATTACCGCAACACTGGTACATATCTACTGAACCAGCATCGTTTAATTCATAATATGTGACGAATGGGATCTGGTCTTTTGAAGGCAATACCCATTGTGTACCAAAATCCATTAAAGCATAATTCTGTTCATTGGTCACAATATCATCGCCATACAATCTGCGGGCACGGGTTAAACCAATGAAATTAACAATAGCACCCCAAGATGCATCGGAGGCATCCAATTCATAAATGGTTGGGTCTAATGCGACCTGTGAAACATCTCTAACGATTTCAGGTGTGATTTTACCATCTTTAATAGAAAGAATGAAGAAACCAGTTCCTTGAATAGTTGCGTGCTTTAATGCTTGTGAAAGCACATATTTCATGTTGTTTTGGTTTTCAATTCTATTAACTTGTTCTTGAATTTCACTATAAATTCCATCTGGGTCTTCAATTTCCGCATGATATGGGGATTTTGAGAATGGTGAAACAATAGCGGAACAGTATTTTGGATAAAATGTGAACGAACGATTTATTCTACCCTTTCTATCACAGGCTTCAACTAAATCGTCAGTCCAAAAATTACCAGAATAGAACTGTAAGTCATTCTTCTTACGCTGTATTAAATCTTCATAGTGTGTAGAAGATTTACTTAAATTCTCTCTAACTTTTTGAATAAACTCTATATCTTCCATTGGGTTTACCTCGTTTCTCATATATTTATTAGAATGCTTATCTAAAAAGGTTTTCACACATTTCTTTTACTCGTTCAGCAGTGACGATTGAAGAAGGGTTATCACAATAAGTTAATGCTAAACTATCGCAAGAGTCAGGTGAGCGACCTAGGATTTCTTTAATATCTTGTTTGGGAACTAATGCTCTTTTACCAGCATTGTTAATGATATAACTGGTGTTTTTCAATTCTTCAAACAAGTCTTTGTATTTTCGTTCGTTTATATAAAAACCATTCTGTATAGCACTTGCCAAATTAAAATACATTGAAGTTCGTGTATTTGCGTCTTGTGGGTTTAATGGTTTACCACCGAAGTTTATTTCCACTAAATTCTTATGGGTTAATTTCATAGTATCGTGGAAACCAATGTTAAAACCACCTGTAGCATCTTCATACACAGCGGCAAAATGGTATTTGTCATCTAATCGTCTAAATTCCGAACAAATTTTCGCAGTATCAGCACAATTAAGTTTAACTTGTTCTAACAATTCATAGTCATCACGAATAGAGAAACATGTACAGTCTACACCGAAACGAGCGAAGTCTACCCCACATATAATGCGACCACCATGACCAGCCGATTCGGTGCTAAAATCGTTTATATTAACAATACAGTTTTCTATAACATTGTCAAGAATCTCGCCATACAATTCTTGTCTACGCATTAGTGGGTCTGTAATGGCTTCTTCTGCTAAACGCAATTCTTCTTCTGTGAGAAATTTGTTATCACGCATAACAGAAGTGAATACATCCCAAGCACCACTGTTCATTTTCTCACGAACAATAGTGTTAAATTTACAACCCATTCTAGGTGTGGAACAAAATCTAATCTTTGGTTCGCCACCTGTACCACGCAAACAAGGAGCTGCAATAGCCAATAAATCATTTGGCATCAATGCTGCTTCGTCAAGAAATAAATTATTACATCTGGTCTGACCACGGCATGCGTCAGGAGAGCAGTAAGTGAATCCTAATGCTTTTCCTTTACCATACTGTATCGTCATAGAGCCTTTATGGTACACAGGGGTTATACCAAGTTCGGAAAAACGAGAAATCACTTCTTCAAACAAATTCTGTGAGAGTGATTTGAAGTTCTGTGAGAAACATAAAGACTTTTCACCACGCAAAATAGCCATTGTAATCATTATGGATAAAATATAAGTTTTACCAACACCGCGACCACTATAAATTCCCGCTGTAGATTTCTTTGATTCAATTAAGGCTTTTTGTACAGGGAGCAAGCGATAAACATATTCCATAATTACTCCCAACTACATTTGCCATCTCTAGTGAAAATGTAATGTTCATGTCGGTATTGTTTTTCGTTTATTGATTTACCATAACCGAAATGGTCTATATATTTTTCACCAAAGATTGAAGCTGATTTATTCTTATTACTTGGTGAAATACCTAAGTGTGATTTAGATAATTTTTTTCTATGCTCAAGTGATTTTTGTTTTCCTTTTAGAGCCTTGCTAATTTTAACACCTACATTTGGATTTTTATGTCCTTTTGTGTGAAGTCTTTGATGTTCACCTTTAGTAAGAAAAATTAATTCATTTGGTGGGCAATTATAATATCTTCCATTCTCTATTAATTCTTTTCTTGGACGTCTCACTTCAACTCCACTTGGTAATACCTTAACCTCATCACGATGATGGCATACCCAAATTTGTGTTTTGTCATTAATAGCTTGTTCGTAGTTTTCAATTAGTTCTGGTGTTTGGCAAAAACAATTACTTCTATTTTTTATAAAATGTCGTTTACTAATCATTATGCCTCACTGAACTTAATCACTATTCTATCACTATCAGGGTCTTTGTTTGTTTCAATAGTGGTTTCTTTTTGGTTGCCCCAATTCTGTCTAAATCGTCTTTCAAGAATGTCTAAATGTCTGCGAGCACCGCCATTGAAATATCTTTGGCACATTTCAAGTTCTACTTTGTTCATCATTGAGTCATACCATTCATTAAATTTGCGTATAAGTTCCCATGCTTTTTCATCATCGTCACGAATACGAAGGTAGTTATGCCCAATGTTTAAATCACGCATATCGGTGGGTAGGTAGTCTTTATTTAATTTGTACCAAGTTTCAAAACGGCAATAAGATTTTTCACTTGGCTTTGGACCTTGGACTTGCTTTGTAATTAGAAACTGAAAAGTTAGTTTGTCTTTACGAGAGCCATCGGAAACCATATTAAATGTGCTGTCAAGTGGGTTGCAGTCAGCCCATACAGGCTCTGTGAACTCACTCAACACCCATTCAATTACTCGCTTCCAAGGTTGTTTGAAAGGAGCAGACATGATTTTAACCTTCTTTCTGTGCTTCTTCCACAGCCGTATTAACTTTTGTTAGTATTTCTAACAACATATTAAGTTTCTGGTCAATTACTACCAATGCGTTGAATAAATCTTCGTTATTAACTTTTGTTTTCTTTTCTTCCATGTTTAATCTCCAAATACGAGGGCTTACAGGTGCCTCATTACCTTGTTTGTATTACATTTGTTCTTGTTCGTAAGTAAATTCTTCTGCAGTAGCACCTTGAGCTGCGTCAATGGCTTCTTGAATGAGAGCCACATCTTGCTGCTCAATTTGATATTTCTCAATTATACCCTGCAAAACTTCAATTAACTGTTCCATTTGAAACCTCCAAATAAAAGATTCTCTATATTTATTAAAAAACCCACTCTGGTGAAACTCAGTACCAGAGTGGGAAACAATATATGGAGCAGGAGATATGAACAAAACTCCTGGTAATTCTAACGAATTACATAGTTATGTATAACAGAAATTATCAAATTTGTTGTCCTTCTTCAAGTAAATTTATTCTTCCAACTGTGTTAATTAGTTGTGAATTTTGTAGCCAAAATAGTGTGCTGTATCTTTCAAGTGCGAAAGCATAAACTCTGTTTTGATACCAAGGTCTTATATCTTTGCCTTCTCTAGGCACAAAGAAACTAGCATCAGGTACATAATTTCTGCCTAACACACTCTCCAAAAGCATTATCTTGTTAGTAAGATATGGCAAGTACAAATCTTGAACAAGTCCAACATTCAAGCATGCTATGTTATACGCATAGAGAATGTTTGAACTTGTTAATAAACTCTGTTCCACAGGTGTCAATGTTTTCATAATCGCATCGGCTAGCACAGGTGAATGGTAATAAGCAAGTTGGTCAGCTAGGTTTCCATTAAAATGAATGGGTTCAGGTAATACATTTCCCATGCCTAGACTCAATTTTCTGCGGTAATGGTTTAGAGCAACATAATCCTGTGGTCGGAAGTTCTGTGCTATCCAGCTCCACGCAGGTAGTTCACCGAATTTGGCACTATCCCAAGGTGAAGATATGTCAATGGTTCCTGGGACTTGTTTATCCGAAATAAAGATACAATTTGCGTAATCTTGAAACATTCCCAAACAAAGGCTTTCTTTGTGAGTAAGAATTACATGATAAGTTTGCGGGTAAGCACAATCATAATGTATTGGTTCATTTGTTAGTGTCATTTTGTTCCTCTTTTAACTCTTTTATGTA